TGGGTGACGAGCAAATACATCTTCTGGCATTGAACCAAGAAAACGCATAACACGGCGGTTAATGGTGTCAATCAAACGCTCTTGGTCTTTGTATTCTTTAGACGAAGTAACAAGCAAACCATTAAGTGGTTGTAATTTCTCTGGGTTTTTACCAAAGCGTTCTAATAAAAATTGTTGAACTTCTCCACCAGATAGCGGCTTTTCTGTTTCTTTAGCAGCACTAAGCATTAGCGCTGTTTCATTATCTGGAATATAAGCAGCCACAGCAGCGCGTTGAGTTTTGATTTTAGTCATCAAATGCTCATCAAGTTCTTTGCCTGTTAACTTAGTTGGACCCTTGCCTTCGCCTACCATTGTGTAGGCTTCTTTTGCATAGTATGTTCCATCTTTGGTATGTAACCATTGAAGAATTTTCTTGTCACTTTCGTTGTCAAGAATCTTGCGAACTACTGAATCCATTACGCCCGTTTCAGGGTCACGGAAATGCATGTTTAAAATGTTAGCCCAGCCCTCAAAATACTTAGGGTCTGTAGGTTGAATAGTGCGAACAGTGCGTGAACCAATACCTGCAGTGAACGCCATTTCCTGTGAGGAAACTAATGCGTTCCAAGTTTGTTCAGCAGATGTGCGACCTAAAAACCATGAGGCTTCTTCAAATGCTCTAGGCAATGTGTATTCTTGACCATTAATGGTTTGTTTTGTTACACCAAAACCAAGGCGTTGTTTGATAGAAGTTGACTCAGCACGAGAAACAGTTGCACCAACTCGTTGCATTAAATCATCAAGGTGTGCATGTGCCACAGCAAAATCATTTGCTAACTTAGCAGCAGCATCTTCAACGCCATTGTTAATCATGGCATGGATGTTGTCTGTGCCATAGTAAGGAGATACTGCGTATTCTTCCTTTTGCAAGCGTGCTCTGCGGTTAAACATTTTAAGTGCGCTACGGCGTTCTGCTGGTGTATTAAGCAATCTATCTTCTGGAAAAACACCAGCATCGGCTGGGGTTTCTTTAAGATAACGATTGACTACACTTGCGCGACCACGCTCGTTAATGCTTTCAGGTAGGGCAATATGAGTTAAATGTCCAGCCCTTTTATCATCTGGAACTCTGGCGTATCCATATCCATTCTCGCGCATGTAATCAAAAATTGGGTCATCTGGATTAGCCCAGCCTTTGTTTTTAACCCAAGTGCGATAGACAGAAACTTTATTCTCAAACAAAGCACGAACACCCTCTGGCATAGCAGCAAATGTTTCTGTTGGCTTAGTAAGTCTAACTCCTTTTTCGGCAGTGCTAGACCAGTTAATTAAATCTAATGGCTTGCCATAAATCTTGTATGATTTAACTTTGCCAACACCAGCACCTACACGGAATACTTCACGCTCCATACCTTTTTCAGCAAAAGGAATAGTGGTAGAGCCTTCTTCCATAGCAACAGTTAAGTCATCATAACCAATGGCTTCAACTTCACGCCATTGACCACCACGCTTTATCTCAACTTTTTTGCCAGCGTTCTTAGCAGCAATCATATCTGTGCGTAGTTGAACTGCTGCTTCTTCGGTAGTTGCAGCACGCTTAACTGTTCTGTTAGATGCTGACTTAACACTTCTAACTTCTTTCTTAAGTTCTAAAATTGTTTGCTTAAGAAGTGGAATATCCCATTGGGTTTTTCCAGTGTTTGCTAAATCTTTTTCTGCTGCAGCAAGGTCTTTTAATTTGCCATCAAGTTTTCCTTGTGCTGTTTTAACTGCAGTTTCTGCATCAGGTGCTTGAGTTAATTTACCAGCGCGACCTGATGGTGTCTGCATGTATTGTTCAACACTATGGATAGTGCCTTGACCAGTATAGTTACTAGCAACACCTTTAGATGTAGATGCTGCAAGAGCGCGAGTCTTATCTAACTTAAGGTTACCTTCGGCAGAACCATGATAAACAGTTACTGCATCTAGTTCAGCCTGTGCTCCTCTAAGCAATTTGATTTCATCATCAATGTTAAGAGGACCAACATTGCCAGTTAAACGAAGGCGGAAAGTTTCTTTTTCAATTTCTTTTAAGCGTTGTGCAATAGCCTTTGATAAGTCTTTGCGTGCTTTATCAACAGAGCGAATCATGTCCATCTGCGAAGCAACTTCATGTTGCATCACATTGTAATCATCAGCGCGACCAAGCATTATATTTATCTGGTCTGCTAAACGATTAGCACCAACCTTGCGGTTATTAAAGAAACGGGCAACGCCATCTTTACCATTAGCAGCCACCATACCTGGTAGCGCAAAGCCCTTTGCCATCATAGATAGATTGGCTTCGGTAAGGTTACGAACTGTGTAACCAAAGCGCATTAAGACAGAAGTTTTAAAGATGTCGTTAATGGTATCAAGAGCAGCCATAGTCTTTTGATTACGAACAGCAAGATTATCAACATCAATGCCTTGTAGAATAGTAGGCAATATGCGTTCATGTGCATCAACGCCATCCTTAAGTCGTTTAAGGTCTGCAATGATTACAGTATTTGCGCCTTGGCGTTCAAGCAGTGGTGACTTCATGTTAATGAATTGACCATTGTCAAAGAATCCAAGAAAGCCTTGATTGTTATGGCGGGCAATTAATGCAGCGCGGCGACCATCGTAAATTTTGTAAATCTTGTCAAGTGTTTCTTGGTCATACTTAGGAAACAATGTATTAATAGCAGCGCGTTCTGCTTTTTTAATTACATCAAGACGGTCATTAGGTGTGTATTTAGAAAGGTATTCATCGGCTAATTCTTTTGATTGGCTAACGAAATTGCCACCAGATAAGTCATTTGTTTGACGAAGGAAAGTATTAAACTCTTGATATGAGTTACCATCGTTAACACTAAACACACCGCTTGGCACATCTTCTTTAAAGAAGTGAGCAATTTTAACCATTGGATGCAGTGATGTCTTAAGAAACCCTATAGATTCTGCATCAGCAAATGTTCTTGCAGCATTGCGCTTGGCTGTATTAACAGCGCCAAAGCGACCTTCTTGCACAAATCCTTTTTCAAAACCATAACGAAATGGGCGACCAGTAGCAACTTTGTCGTAAGCCTCTGCCCATGCAGGGTCAGATGCTTGCATATCTTCAATGTATTTACCAATGGAGTTGTTATATTCAGGGCTAACAAGAACATCGCCCTCAAGTTTTCCATTAACTAATTCGCGTTGTGGGTGTGGCATATCACTTAGGTTATCTGCCATCAACGCAACTTCTGAATCTTTCTCAGCAATACGAGATAGAGCCTGTGTATCCTTAAGCATTACAGCACGGAAGGTATCAATTACTTCTTCTTTAGTATTGGCGCGACCAAACATATAAGCCAAAGAATCAGGGTTAGTTACTTTCTTCTTTGCCCAGTATCCATATTGACCTTTAGCATCTGTAGCAGCAAGGAACTCAACATCTTTAACAGCCTGACCTTCGCCATTCATGGCGCGAGTAAGAAGGTTATCCATCTTCTCGTTAGTCATAGCAACTTTACTAAATACAGCGCGAGATAACTTGCCTGTAATCTGGTCAGCCATTAAACCTTTTGATGCAATAACTGCACCTTTGCCTAAGAAACCAGTAAAAGTTAATGGGTCAATTACAGTAGATGCAACTAAATCTTCTGCTCCAGAAATAAACTTTCCTGTTGCTTGTTCTTGGAAAGCAGCCTTACGGTCATCTGGATTAAAGATGTCAAAGCCTGCAGACATAAACTTAAGGTTGTTATCGAGGGCATCAGCAAACCAACCACTACGGTCACCAGCATTTTTGCCAGGAGATAGTGCAGCAAGGGTTGCTTGACCTAGTGAAATCTGGTCTTTACTTCCAGCAACTCGCTGACGATAAGAGTCAAAGGTTTCGCCTTCGTTCTTATACTTGTTATACATCAAAGGTGTGTCAAGTAAAGTTTCTTCCATCTTTTGACGGATAACTCCACCTGCTTCATAGGACTTTTGCCCTGCGTAAAGCAGACCTTTAACTGCACCACGGACTGGAGTAGTTCCAATCTTGGTTACATCTTTGACAAGGTTAGTTGCATCAACATACCAAGGGTCCTCATTGGACAGCATGTTTGACATATCGTGGATAAGCCCTGGAACACCAGTGTAATCAACGACACCCTTTGCAATCTTACTTAAATTATCTGTCCATGACATTATTGAGAACTCAACCAACGGTAAAAGTTACGAGATGCGTTTGTTGCCTCTGGAGATTCTGCATGTCGTGCATAAATTGGAAGGAAAGCCTTAAGTTTTTTAATATCTTCGTTGTTCTGTGCTTCTAACATCCCTGTAGATGCAAGCATTTCTGGTCCACCACCAGGACCATAGGCTGCTCCAGTTGCTGGGTGCTCATCTGGGCGCTCTGTTGGCGCTGTAAGGGGTGTTGGCGCTGCACCTGCACTCATAGTAGGTGCTCCACCGCTGCGACCCTGAGGGAGCGATACACCTGATTTATTCATTTTGGCTGCAGTTTGAAGTTCCATATTTTCTTGACCTTCACCGTATGCGCCACCAGCCATGTATTGCGCTGGTTGTCCTGCTGAACCTGCACCGCCTGTAGCGGATACTCCAAAGTTCTTGCTTGCTTCTTCTGCCATGATATTCCTTCGCTATAAGAGCGTTAATGTGGATGAGCAGTTTTTACGCGACTTACTCAGGTCGTAATACTTACTTGCTTCCGCGTGTTCCACTAGGTTGCTTTGTTAGCATTGTTACAGATGCTGCTGGCTTTGAAGCCTTTGGCATACCATTAATTGTAGGCTTTTGAACATTTGCCTTACCTGCACCACCCTGATTTGCAGGCTTGCTGCCCTTTCCAGGTTGATTGTTAGGCATTTTTGCTGTGCTTGTGTTTGCCATGGTTTACCTCCTCCCCTTAGATAGGTTGTCGCCGTGCGACTGTTGCTTGTAAGTTTGGTTCACCACGGGCACCAAGAGATGCAAGAAGTGATTGAACATCGGGGCGACCACCTGGTGCAATTTGACCAGGGGCAACGCCCTGCATGCGACCAGTTTCTGACATACCCATAGGTAATTGACCCGCGCCACCTGCTGGAGCCTCACCTGGCATGCCTGACATAGGACTTACAGATGCAGGGGCAGCAGCAGGGGCGGGAACCTCTGGTTGAAACGCCTTTTGGATAGCAATTTCTATTGTTGTTCCCTTTTGGCGCTCGCTGATTACATAAGAAAGTTTGCGTAGGATGTCTGATGGGTCCTGACCTTGGCTTGCAAGGGCTGGAATTGCTTGTGCGTAGGAGGCGATTGCTTGTTTCATAGCATCGCGGAGTTCTTCTGTTTCAACCTTTTGTTCTTCTTGGGTTGCGTTGAAGGAGAAAGGCATTTGTCGGCGTAAAAAGTCGCGTGAAATCAACTTATCACCACGGGCTTGTAGTCCAAAGACCAAAGCGCGGTTAGGGTCTAGCCCTGCCATCAAACCATATTGCACATCTACTGTGTAATCACCTGCAATATCGCGGGTTGGCTTGTATTTAATATCGTAAGGTGTGCCATTGTAGACACCCTTGAGTTCTTTCTCTTGGTTTCCGAATATCTTTTCGTCTACCTTAAGACAGAGTGCTAGTAATTCTGTGAAAGCGCGAGCGAACATAGAGTGTGCAGTCTTGATTTGTGTATCAAAACCACCCATAAGTGCTTTAACACCTTGACCTGTAATAATAGAAGCATCTGAATTACCAGTTCTAACTTCTGGAAAACGAGAACCTAAACGGAGTTCGCCTTCAAGAATTTGTGACTGTGCGAACACATTAGCAGGTAGGTCAAGCGGAACTCTACGAATTTCGTTAGGCTTTGAGGAACGCATAATTGCATCAGGTCCAAGGGCTAACTCATTTGCATCTTGAGGCATTGCAATCGGTGCCTGAACGGATTTGGTTGCAGCCTCCAGCGCAAGCAACGCATAGCGTGCTTTTGCTACCTGGATTGCCAGAACATCATCAAACTGACCACGGCTCTGGTCGTCAATAGATGGGCGCTGAACCACTCTAATCATTACCTCACCCATTAGATTTTGGGCGCGGTCTAAAACTAAGTTGTTGCGGTTAGGCATAAAGATTACATCTTGGTCTTTATCATGGTAGCGGATAATTTCCGACATAGATGATGAAGTGTTCTTATCATAGATAAGGTGTGCTATCTCTGGATACTTAGCCATTAGTTCTTCGGTTGGCTTAAGCATGCGTTGGAAGAAACAAGTTACACGACCATAACGGTCAATAACTGGATATGAACCAATAGAATCAAAGAACTTAATGCGAGGCATGCTCTCATCAATATCAATTTCAACTTGTGCTGAAACAAATCCATAAGTTACATAACGGTCAGCAGCGGTAAACATCTGTGATTGAAGGTCAGAGAAGTTAACAATACCGTTGACAATCTCACCACGCTTATCAGCCTTCTTGCGCTTTTCTTCTGACACCATTGAAGTTGATGTGCAACTAAATGATGGCAGTGGGGCAATGACTTCTGCTAAGTCACGGGCTGCAATATCAACCATGTTTGCCACGATAGGGTTTTCAAATGGACCATCGGGGAAAAGGTCTGGGTAGACATCGCGCATCTTTCCTTGGCGAACAAGTAATACCTGGCTCATCCTCTGGTCGCGGTCATCAAATGACTTACGATAGCGGTCATAGGTATTCTTGATTTCATCTATGGAAAGTGGCATATCCACCTCCTATCTTAATTGTGAGCGTAATCAGATAAATTAACATTTATCTGAAGGGATTTGTCGTATCTTGTATGGAACATATTTGGCGCAGCATGTGAACGATTGCGATAATTCGCATTAGAGATACGGTCACGGCATGCAAGTTCTGCAAACCAAAACGCCATCACGCAGTCTGTCTTTTGTGATTTAGGTGCATCTGGATACCAGGTGACCAGTTGTTCAACTAAAGCCTTTAATCCTTCTGACATGTGAGTTGAAGGAAATTCAATCTGTGCGGTCTTATCTTCCCATCCATAAAACAATGTAGTAAGGGATGCAACACCGAAGTCCGTATCCCATTTATTGTTTCCAGTATGGTGTTCTTTGAGTGTTGCACCCCTTGCAGATAGGTATTCCCGCACCTCGCGGTCCTGAGTCAACATTGCTTGAAATGCATTTTTTTCTACACGCCACTCAGAAACTGCATACTTGTCAGTCCAGTCTTTCATCAAGTCACGAATCATGTCGGGCTTCATGCCTTGCACATTAGACACATCAAGTAAATATCTTTTTTGCGTAGCAATATCTACGCCTATACAAACAGCAGCGGTATGACCTGCCATGGCTGGGTCAAGTCCAGCAACTACAATTAATCCATCCATACCCTCAACTCGGTTACCCGCTTTGTTCTTTGGTATGATTCCGATATTGCGAGCGCCATTGATAACACCTTTGACTGCTTCGCTAGGAAAGGCTGAATCTTCGTGGACCTGTTGTTGTTGGTAGACCATTGCCCAGAGGTTAGGTGACATTCGCCCACGCTTTTTGTGGAGAGCCTGTCCATCCCATTTGGTATAGAGTCCGTTCTCATCTGGGATACCTCTGCCTGATACTGGTGGCATATTGGTTTTAGCCCAGAGAGTTACCCAGTCATCGGCTTCGTCTTTAAATTCTAAGACAGCGGGCTGGGCAAAGTAAGTCCATGGAGATGTTTCATCTGGATAGCGCATAGGGTCACGCAGTTCAGAGTAAAGGTCTTTTGGTCGTAGGCGGGTTCCAACTACAAGAAGTTTTCCGCCATCGTTATCAATACGCGACATAACTTCTGATTGAATCCAGTCAATCTGTTTTTCATATTCATGGGCGTTGGTATGGTCAACACAGTCATCCATGATAATCAAGTCAGCACGAGCACCGTAGATATGACCACGGATACCAATGGCTTGAACAGTTGGGTCTTTCTCACCAGAGTTGCGTGCCTCGGATGAGAGGTAAATTAAGTCCTGCTTCCACGAATCAGAGTTCTTTTCAAATCCGCCTGGAGGTCCAAAGGCGAGGTGTAAGTCCTGATAACGAGGATGGGTGAGTCTGTTCTTTATGGAGAGCAGGAACTTTTGTGCCATAGCCTGAGTCTTGGATACAACCAAGATACGGATGTTTGGGTTACGGCAAATTTGGTAGAGAGCATAGTTGACTGTAATGGTCGTAGACTTGGCATGCTCAGGCGGGGTATTGATAATAATTAAATCAGGGTCACCAGGCTCGTATATGATTGAGGGGTGAACATCGGAGGGGGATTGACCCTCCAGCAAATCTATCCAATGTTTTTGATGGGTAAAGACATTTACCCCTAGATACTTCTCGGAGAACTCAGGGAACGGAGGCAGAGGTATAATTCCAGTTTGGAGTTCTCCTCGTTGGGTCATTGACCGAACTTTGTCTATTTGGGTGGCAAAGGCAGGGTCTGTCTTACGGTAGTATTCGTAACTCTTGACCGACCGACCAACTGAGTCCATAGCCTTCTGGACTGACATGCCTTCCATTAAAAATTCTATAATCTGCTTTTTGATAGCATCCGACTTATGGGATGCAG